ATGAAATTAATAAATACAAAAGACCCTCAATATAAACCATCGTTAGTGATGATGGTTTATGGAGAAGGCGGTGTAGGTAAGACCACCTTCACTTCAACAGCCCCAACACCAGTTCTCGCAGATTGTGAGAATGGCGCTAAATACTTTGGATTAAGAGGAATTGAAATGGATGTTGCTCAGATCGAAAAATGGTCGGACATGAGAGACTTCTTAGAACTTGTTAAAGGCGGTAAGTACGAAACAGTTATTATCGATCCAATTGGCGAACTCATGGATAAATTAAAGAAATTCATGGTTGCCACTGGTGATAGTAAAAATGTTCAAAAAGATGGTTCGTTAACAATGGCTGGTTGGGGAAACTTAAAGAAAAACTTTAAGGATTATCTAAAAATCCTTCGTGATAGTGGCAAACACGTGATCTTAATTGCTCACATCGAGGAAAAAGATGACGAAGGCCGATTGGTTAAAAGACCAAAGATTGAAACCAAAATTGCTGATGACATTGTAAACATGGTTGATGTAGTTGGTTACATGACAGTAGTACAGCAAGAAGGAGAATCAAAACGCATCATAATTGTTGATCCTGGCAACGATAAGTTCACCGCCAAGGACCGTACTGGACAGCTTGGAAAGATAATTGAACCAGACTTCACAAAAATTGTTAACGCTTGCCAAGGAACAAAAACTTACAGCTGGAGCAAGGTTCAAGAAGTTAAAGCCGAAACAAAGAAAGAAGTTAAAGAAGAAAAAGCAGTTCCAGAAAAACCAGTTGAAACGGTTCAACCAAAACCAGAAAAGAAATTAAGTAATCCTCATTTACAAGCAGCCAAAGAGAAGCTTGCTAAAGCATCTAAATAATATGGCTGAAAAAATTACTAAATCGTTGTATGGGGGAGAAGTCTTAATCGACTTCTACCCCGACAGCCACAGGTACAAACTTCAAGGTCGAAAAGATTATCTAATCAGTGTAACCACTTGCACAGGAGTCATCGATAAAAGCCGATTCTTAATCCCTTGGGCAGTTGGCTTAACCGGAACCTTTCTTCGTCAATATTTTGAAAATGCGAAAGTAAATCAGTTTACCTCAGAGGAATTACTACCAGTCATTGAAGAAGCTCTTAAACAGCATCAGGTGAAGAAAGAAGAGGCTGCTAGCATTGGTACTCTGGTCCATGATTGGGCTGAAAAATTCGGAGTGGCAACCGTTCAAGGATTGGACCTACCAGAAATACCAGAAGAAGCAGATGAAAAAGTACATGCCGGTATCAATGCTTTCCTAGACTGGTTCAATTCTCACGAGATTAAGTTTGTGGATGCCGAACGCCTGTTATTCTCGAAGCGGTATGAATACGCTGGTTTAACAGATGCAATCGCTATAATCGACGGCAGGAAAACCTTAATCGATTATAAGACTGGTAAAGGAATTTATAACGAGTTCTATTATCAGATTGCCGCCTATTGGCACGCCTACGAAGAGGAAACTGGTGAAGAATTAGATTGCGCCGAGATCATTCACTTCAACAAGGAAACCGGGGCCTTCGATAAAAAAGAAATGACCCGAGCAGAATACGAATTAAATTTTCCAATATTTCTCTCTTGCCTGAACATCAAGCAAAGAGAAAAAGAATTATCTAAATTAGAATATGCCAAGTCGTAAAATCGGGGCCCTTTGGCTTCGCAAAACAAACGATGGAAAAACATACATGTCGGGAATACTAAATGATTTAAGCGCCGACATTAGCATCGCAGTATTTAAAAATGATCGCAAGGAAAAAGACAACCAACCTGACTATAACATTGTTCTTTCAGAGAAAAAGGAAACTTCCAAACCTCGGACAGAAAATGACAGCTTCTTCGGAAATGATACTACGGTTACAGATACTCACGAACCAGCCGCTGATCAAGAAGAAATTGATGTAGATAAAATACCATTTTAGTTCATTGCTTCTGGCGCAATAAGCGCCAGTATGGAATGAGTTAAAGATAGTTCATTAAAATCTATACTGGTGTCGAAAGACATTATCAAGTAAGGGAGATTTCACAGGTTGCCGCTGGGGAAAACCCACTCTAGTCGAAGGGCTTAAACGATTCAGCAACTTACTGAGTCGGGTGACTGACATAAGCCAAGGTCGTGAATTAACACAGGAGTGGAATATAAAACGAGGCGTCGGCACACGCCTATCCTTTATCCAGTATAGATTCAAATGAATTAAGGAGCTGATTATTGCCTGAGAGTGCAGCAATTAGTTCCTAATATGGAACATAATATCGGCCTTATTGTCGTGAGGCTGAAGCTATGGAATCTTGTAATTCGGTCTGTCAATTTATTTTACTTTTAAAAAGCCCCAAAATGCAAAGGGGTTTTGTTTTATTTGTAAGTTGATTCGAGGGTAGGTAAGCATGTCATGGTAAGAATTCTCTCTCCTTATCATGGCATCTACCCTCTCAAATTAACTTATAAGTTGCTTACGCTTATATGCAGGGTTGGATAAAGGTCTATCGCAAAATTCAGGAAAAAGGATATTACAAAAAATCAGCGTATGTCCATTTATGGGTACATTTATTACTTAATGCCAACCATGAACCTAAAGAATTTATGTGGAATAACCAAATAATAATCGTCAAAGAAGGCCAATTAATCGCAGGTAGAAAGGAATTATCGAAGGAAACCGGCATACCAGAAACAACAATTGAGCGCATACTCGACTACCTAGAAAAAGACAAGCAAATCGGACAACAAAAGACAACAAAATTTAGGCTAATTACAGTTCTAAATTGGAAAGAGTATCAAGGAAGCGGACAACAAACGGACAACAAACGGACAACAGATGGACACAAACAAGAATGTAAGAATGATAAGAATATTAATTATATAAGTCTCGATGAACAAATTAAGCCATTTGAAAGCCAATACGCACCAAGTTTGATAACGGATTTTAAGCTTTATTGGGATGAAACGAATTTAAAAGGAACACCTTTGTGGAAAACCAAGAAAACGTGGGACATCAAAAAGCGCCTTGAAAGATGGAAACGAAATGGAGAAAAATTTGATCATCGATTTGAACAAAAAAAAGAATTATCAAAGGTCGAAGAAAAACCAACGCAGAGAAATTATGAGGAAGCAAGAGTAGATAGTGGATTTAGTGGTATAGGATCAATTTTAAAAAAATAATTATAACTTTATGGGAAAAATTATTAAAGGCTTCAAAGCTTTCAACAAAGGATTAAAGTGTCGTGATTTTCAATACGAGGTGGGCAAGGAATACAAGCTAAATGGTGATGTAAAAATTTGTAGTTCTGGCTTTCACTTTTGTGAGAATCCGCTAGACGTTCTTAATTACTATGATCTAATTGACAGTGAATTCGCCGCAGTCGAAACGGATGGGAAGATCGACAAGGAAAAAGGTCAACGAGATACAAAGTTAGCATCAGACAAAATTAAAATTACTGCAAAGTTGGATTTACCAATGTTTATAAAAGCATCATTCGATTTTCTTTGGGAACAATGCAGTAAAAAAGGAAAAGTTTCAAAAAAAGGCGATGATGTAATTGCTTCTAAAACATTCGCCGCCCAACTCGCAAGCTCAGGCGATTCTGCCCAACTCGCAAGCTCAGGCGATTCTGCCCAACTCGCAAGCTCAGGCCATTCTGCCCAACTCGCAAGCTCAGGCCATTATGCCCAACTCGCAAGCTCAGGCCATTATGCCCAACTCGCAAGCTCAGGCCATTCTGCCCGACTCGCAAGCTCAGGCCATTCTGCCCGACTCGCAAGCTCAGGCCATTCTGCCCAACTCGCAAGCTCAGGCGATTCTGCCCAACTCGCAAGCTCAGGCGATTCTGCCCAACTCGCAAGCTCAGGCGATTCTGCCCAACTCGCAAGCTCAGGCGATTCTGCCCAACTCGAATTGAATGGAAATACTTCTGTTGGTGCAAATATCGGATACCAAGGAATCATAAAAGGTAAAAAAGGAAGTTGGATAACACTTGCAGAATACGATCAGAACTACAAAGTAAAATTTGTTCTTTCAGCCCAAATTGATGGAGAAAAAATCAAAGAAGATACCTGGTACAAATTAGAGAATGAAAAATTTGTAGCAGTATGATCATTGGTCTTAAACCAAACCAAATATTCGTTTTTGGGTCCAACATGGCCGGTAAACATATGGGTGGAGCGGCCAGATTCGCTAAAGAAAAGTTTGGAGCAGAGGAAGGTATTGCCGAGGGTTTAACCGGACAATGCTATGCCTTCCCGACACTCACCGGTGAGTTGGAACAACGTCATCATTTGGCTTTAAAAGAAAGCGCAAAAAATCTATTCAACTGTGTAGTGGAAAATCCAGAAAAAGAATTTTTGCTTACAGAAGTTGGTTGTGGAATTGCCGGATTTTCAAAGTTTTACATGATGCAATTTTTCAAAGATTTTCCAACGAATTTAATTAAACCTAAAGGATGGTAAATATATGCGATTTTACACTGAACATTTTGGAGAATTAGTTGTTGTGAGAAACAAACCAGAAACATATCCGCTTCTGAGCATCATTGGCAAATATGCCAAGCTCGGGGTCGAAGGTGGGTTCACATTAGTTCCAAAAAATAAAATAGAAATGTATGAAGCAACAATTTCAGACGGCATCGACAATCGAGAAAGTAACAACGAGATCGGACAACACAATTGCGATAACGCTGAGTACGCAGGAGTTGTTGCCAGAACAAGCAGCGTTGCTGTTCCAGCTTAAAGGGAAATTAGGTTGGTTCTTATTTTCAGAAAGCGAGATCAAAGAAAAGGATATTCCAAAAGAAGCAGCACCGGAATTTAAGAGCGACAAAACACCAAGCCAAAGATTGAGATCCACACTGTACGTTTACTGGAAACAAAATACCAACCAAGTAAAAACATTCGATACTTTTTACAAAGAATGGATGGAAAAGAAAATAACCGAAATAAAGGAAACGTTAGTATGAAGATCAAGATTTACCAGGAAGATTCAATTTTCAGTCAATTTATTAGGTTAAGGGATAAAAAATGTGTTAGATGTGGTTCGCATGTTGAACTCAATGAAAAAGGCTTGCCGGTAACACACCAAAATTCTCATTACTGGTCCAGAGGAAATTGGAGCACACGATTCGATCCAGAAAATTGCGACACACTTTGCTTTGCTTGTCATCGCCTATGGGGTGGAGATTACCGGAGAGATTACGAAGCATTTAAGAAAAAGCAATTAGGTGAAGATGGATATAAAAAATTAGAAATCAGAGCGCACCAGTGCGCTAAGAAGGATAAAAAGTTAGCACTAATATTTGTAAAAGCATTATTTAAAACCTTGGGGAGGTAATATGGACAAAAAACCATCACAAACAGAATTACTTTACAAACTTTTATCAGACGGTCAACCGCATCGCACCGATCAGATACAAAGTTCTGTTTATGGTGGTAAACACCTTGGGTTGGCACGAGTCGGAGCAAGGGTATTCGATGTTAAAAAGAAATATCAAGTTCAGATCGAAGGCTGGCACGATGCAGAAAATCCAAGTTTATTCTGGTATCAAATGAATGTAGTGAGAATTGATATCAGTGAAAGACTATATAGATATTTTTCAAACTGGAAACTAAAAGACCCAAAAAAGATGATTGAAATAAGCGAAGTAGTAAAACAGGCAAGAGAGAATGGTTATCAAGCATTGGAAATATATTCCGCTTTGGATAGCTTGATGAAAAGAAATGTTATTAAGTGCGATAAAGGAAAATGTAAATATGCTTTCTAATATGTTTTTCATCATCCTACTGTGGCATCCGGCAATCAACTACACCACCACAACAGCTCACGTTACTTGGTATAACAACGCATCAAGTTGTCACAATCAAGATAAGTCCGGCAAGTGCATAATGGCAAACGGAAAAGCAACGCATGAAGGAGCTGTGGCCTGTCCTAGAGAAATAAAGCTAGGGACCAAGGTAGAGATTAATGGAAAAAAATATATTTGTTCGGATCGAACAGCCAAAAAACTTAACGGAAGATTCGACATCTGGAGTTCAGAGAATACAAAAACTTTATTAAAACGAGGAAAACAAAAAATGGAAATAAAAATTTTTAAATAATATGGATCTACAAATTCTTAAAGTATTAGTTGGGTCACAAGCTCATGGATTGGCGACACAAGAAAGCGATTTCGATTATCGAGGGGTATATATTGCGCCAACTTCGGAAATCTTGAGAATTGGCGGCGAAGTCCATGATACGAGTTGGATTGAAGGCAAAGAGGATAACACTTCCTGGGAAGTTGGACACTTTTTAAAAATGGCAACCAAAAGTAATCCAACAATTTTAGAAACATTTTTATCACCAGTAGAAGAAACTGATTTCTGGGGAATTGAACTAAGAGCCTTATTTCCTCATGTCTGGAATAGCAGCGATGTTGTTAATGCCTTTATTGGCTATGGTCAAAATCAACGCAAGAAATTTTTAGATGAAAAAGATGCTAGACCTCCGAAATATGCAGCTGCAAATGCTCGGGTTCTATATAACGCTTATGAGCTTTTAACTACTGGAACATTCACGATCAGAATTGCTGATACACCAGTTGGTGAAACGGTTAGGAAATTTAAAGAAGGAAAATTTAAGTTTGGTGAGGTAATTGATTTTTGCCGGGAGTGGGAACAAAAAGTTCGTGAGGCGTATAAAGAAAATCCAAATAAGGAAACAAATTTAGAAGCAGTAAACGAGTTCCTTTTAAAAGTTAGAAAGCATAATTGGTAAAGATAGGTGCCAATGTACCAAGGTGGCGAGCGAGACTCCAAATCTTGCTGGCTCGGTTCGATTCCGAGGGTTCCTGCAACTTGCAACGGACAAGGCTTAGGCCACGTAACCAATCGTGGGTGGGTAGCGAGTGGTTGCAAGTAGATAGCTGGATAGAATAATGGCAGTTCGCTGGGCTCATATCCCAGAGGTGGGAGTTCGATTCTCCTTCGAGCAACTAATCCTTTCATAGTTTAATGGTTTAGAACGCTTCCCTGTCACGGAAGTGGTCCGAGTTCGATTCTCGGTGAGAGGGCGGTGATCGTAGTGTAACGGTAGCACGTAGGGCTGTGAAACCTACAGATTGGGTCCGATTCCCAACGGTCACACTAACAGGGTGTATTGAAATTGGCTAACATGCTTGCCTTGGATGCAAGTGGTCTGGGTTCGAGTCCCAGCACCCTGACAAATTTAATTAATAAATTTTAAAGGTCGTATGAAATTTGAAAAACCAGAGAACTCAAATTACTGTGCAACCGCAGTAAAAATCAGAAACATAATTCCGTTGCAGAATTGCGATAACGTAGTGGCAACAACCATCTTTGGTTTTCAAGCTATCATCGGCAAAGATGTGGAAATTGGAACACTGGGAATTGTGTTCCCAGTAGAAACTCAGTTATCAGATGAATTTGTTTCCAACAATAATTTATATCGTCACGAAGAATATAACAAGGAACCAAAGAAAAAAGGTTATTTGGAAGATAATAGACGTGTTAAAGCAATTAAGTTTCGTGGTCACACCTCAAATGCTTTATTTATGTCGCTCGATTGTTTGTCATATTTGGGGATTGATTTAGATAACTTAAAAGAAGGTGATGAATTCGACAAGATTGACGGAAAGGAAATTTGTAAAAAATATGTGGTCCCTACTCGCAGCAACGGAAAAGTTAACGAGCCACCAGCCAAGAAGTTTGTTCGAGTCGATAAGCTTTACATGCCGGAGCATTTTTCTACTGATAATTACTTCCGCAATGATCGGAATATAGATCCTGAACAGGAAATTATAGTTACTCAAAAATTACATGGTACTTCAATTCGCATTGGGAATACCATCGTAAAAAGAAAATTAAATGTCTTTGAAAAAGTGCTCGGTTTATTGGGAGTAAAGATTGAGAAAACAGAATTTGATTATGTATTTGGAAGTCGCAAAGTCATTAAAGACGTGAACAACCAGAATCAACAGCATTATTACGAAACAGATATTTGGACTACTCAAGGTAAGAAATTAGAAGGGTTGGTTCCAGAAAACTTCCTTGTCTATGGTGAACTGATCGGCTGGACTCCCAATAACGCACCTATTCAAACAAATTACACCTACAATTTACCACAAGGAGAAGCACAACTTTATATTTATCGGGTGGCTTTCGTTAATGAAAAAGGTTTAGTGGTGGATCTCGGTTGGGACCAAGTAAAAGAATTTTGTTTCCAGAGGGGACTTAATACGGTGCCAGAAGTATTCCGAGGCAGACATAAAGATTTCAACGCTCAACAATTTGTTGATAGACGATTAAAAGATATTGCTCCGGCTTGTGTGCATCTTTCAGATCCAGAGGGGATTGATGAGGGGGTATGCATTCGAGTGGATCATATTGTGCCGCAGATCTACAAAGCCAAGGGCCCGAAGTTTTTTGAACATGAAACAGCCTTACTCGACAAAGGTGAGGTTGATTTAGAAACTTTAGAAACTGTAACTATTTAAAAATATGCCAGTTCAAAAACATGAACACAGTGAGAGTTGCAAATACAATGACGGTTTTCTGCATTATTTAGTTAGCGCAGCCCCAAATATTCTTTGGTATGACGTTCAAGATGTGGGTAGTTATCAAGGAAACGTTTATGGAGTTGGGAAGTATGACCAGAAAATTTTGATCTATGAAGATTATTATGGCTCATGTTCTGGTTGTGGAGCTTGGGGTGAAGGCGGTGAACCTACAAATGAAGCAGAAGTATTAAGTAAATCCCATTTATTTGAAACTAAAGAAGAAGCCTTAAAATATTTAATAACAATAGATCATTATGAACGCCCTGATCATGGAAAGATGATCCAAGCAATAGATGAAATATGCCAAAAATAATAATTCTCAAAGGTCTACCAGCATCAGGAAAAAGCACTTTTGCCAAAGATCTTGTTAACAAACACCAGTGTCAATATAAGCGAGTTAATAAGGATGATTTAAGGGCCATGCTTGATAACAGTAAATGGAGCAGGAATAATGAAAAATTTGTTTTGGAAGTTAGGGATTCAATTATCCATTCTGCACTGGTAAACGGATTCAATATCATTGTTGATGATACCAATCTCGATCCGAAGCACGAGAGTAGATTAAAAGAAATTGCTAAGGATCATGGGGCAGACGTAGAAGTGAAGCCCTTCGATGTGCCAGTTGATGAGTGTTTGAAACGAGATAAACAAAGAGCAAGCCCAGTTGGAGAAAAAGTAATTCTGGAAATGTATAACCGCTATTTGAAAAAAGCAACCGAGCCGGTGAAGTATAATCCTGATTTACTCGATGTAGTAATTTGCGACATTGATGGAACTCTAGCTTTAATGAATGGTCGTGGCCCGTTTGAGTGGCATGAAGTTGGAACCGATAAGGTGAATGAGCCGATAGCAAATCTAGTCCGCAAGCTTTGGCAGTTCTATCCAGTCATTATCTTTTCCGGTAGAGATGAGGTTTGCCGGAAAGAAACCGAGGAATGGTTAAGCAGGAACGGTATTCCTTTCAAAGCCCTCTACATGAGGCCGCAGGGCTCTATGGTGAAGGATTTCATTGTGAAGGAGGAAATGTACCGCAAGAACATTGAAAACATCTATAACGTCAAATTCGTTTTAGATGATCGCCAGCAAGTGGTCGATCTCTGGCGCTCATTAGGGCTTACCTGTTTACAGGTAGCAGATGGAAAATTTTAATCATTAATTTATGCAACAAATCCAATTAATCTTTGATCGTTTAGTTGATGCAAAGAAAAGGGCTAAAGATATCAAGATTCAATTTAAAGATGCCCTACAATCTTCCCTAGAATATCAGGATTATAAAGAAAAAATAAAAACAATCAGAGAAAGAATGAAACAAATTCAGGCATCTATTAAACAGGATATGAGCTCGGAAATAATGAAGCTCGAGGATCTGGGGGTAGACATCGAAAGTGAACAAATGATGCTTAGCGATGCGGCCATGACTCAGTTAATGAAAGGGGAAACGGTAGAAGTTGAGGATGAATATGGTAACAAGTATGAGCCAGTCATTACAGTAAAGTTTAAAAAAATTTAATGCCTAGAGGTCGAATAGGCAAAAACAAAAATTAATATTAATTCTTAAAAAATATGTTTTGGTTCAGTAAAATTGGCAGAATGGTGATGGCTGTGATCACCGAAAAAATTAAAGCAGCACAAGCGGAATATCTTCAACGGTGCCAGGAGTTAGAGGCTCAACACAAAGAAGAGGTTCGCCGCTTAAAAGAAGTTAAAGAGCAAAGCAAAGTAACGCATGCTCAAAAGTTGGTAGAAGGAATCGTTGGTAAATTAGTTTAATAAAGGTTTAGTATGCGAATGTTAATTGAAGCCTTGTTAGCTTTCATTGTAGGAATGACAGCTTATAAAGTTTTTACTCTCTTGTTTCCTACAGAAAAGAAATAATTTATGGATAGCAAATTAAAATTATTCGTTGGGTTGGGGATTGGTTTTGTCGCTTTGATTATCCTGATCTCCATCAATCCATTTGTCCAAGTCTCAGCTGGTGAAAAGGGTGTGGTGTTAAACTGGGGTGCGGTTAGTGGGCAAGTGCTTGATGAAGGTATTCATTGGGTAACTCCGATCAGCCAGGATGTAGTAAAAGTAGATACTCGAATCCAAAAAGAACAGGTAGGCGCAAGTGCAGCATCAAAGGATCTGCAGGTAGTAACCAGCGAAGTTGCTCTAAACTTTCACTTAGACGGAGCTAAAGTAAATGATTTGTGGCAACGTTTGGGTAAGGATTATAAAGCAAAAGTTATCGATCCAGCAATCCAAGAAAGTGTAAAATCTGCAACCGCCAAATATACAGCCGAGGAATTGATAACAAAGCGAGAAGCAGTTAAAGAAGAAATTAAATTATCGCTGAGAACAAAATTAGCAGAGGACTATATCATGGTCGATGAATTAAACATTATCAATTTTGATTTTTCTGCTTCGTTCAATAATGCCATTGAAAAAAAGGTGACAGCAGAACAGGATGCTTTGGCCGCTAAAAATAAATTAGAGCAGGTTAAATATGAAGCTGAACAGAAAGTTGCATCCGCAAAAGCTGAGGCAGAGTCTATTCGCTTGCAATCAGATGCAGCCAACAATGAAAAGTATGTTGCTTTGAAACAGCTTGAGGTCCAGATCGAATACGCCAAGAAATGGAATGGTGTATTACCGCAGAATGTATATGCTGGTGCTCCATTACCAATTTTAAACATGCTTGGAAAGTAATTTCACTTACCAGCTTTCTCCCAAGGCTGGTGAGATGAAATTAATTTATTAAAGGTCGAAAACATTATTTTATGATCAAGGGGTGCTCAAAGTGTGGGGTAGAGTTTAATTGTAAAAATCGTTTGGTACTTTGTCCGACTTGTTATCGGATCTACGAACGAGGGGAGCCAGATGTCATTATTCAAGATGAAATTCAGCGAGAGGTAGATGGGAAGAAATTTAATCAAGAACCTTATTATGCCGAACCAGGCGATAACGAGGTGTTAACAGGTGTTCCACCTGTCCTAGATTAATATGGAAGATTTTATTTCAAATCGTTCAAAACTTCAATTGGAGGAAATTTTAAGAAATATCGAAAAACGGAAGCAAATTTTAGAAATGGGTTCGAGACATGGCGATGTACTTCACGTTATTGCAGTCGATCCGATCATTCAAGAATTATATAAGCAAGCAGAAAGTGTTTTGGAAAACCGGACAGATGTGGTTGTCCATATATCAAGCGGAAATGTGAAGTATCGATATTTGGATGTGAATGGGGTGGTTAGAGAAATTGTTTAATAATATGGACTCGTTTGAGGAAACCAAGGCAGAAATGAAACAGCTTTACTATCAATTCGGATATCCAAGATTAAATTTTTATGATTTTTTAGAGGAGTTTTTGAAGATGCTAGAATTTGCGAAAAAGTTAAAAGAACAGGAAAAACAAATGAGTTTTGATTTTAATTAAAGATATGTCTAAAAAAATTAAATGCCGAGGTTGTGGAAAGTCAACCGGTGTAATCAAATCTTATATCATTGCTGATGATCTGGAATTTCCAAAGGCTTATCATCCAGCTTGTATGAGAAATTTGGAATTTGAGGTAATGAAAAAGCTTAGCGATATGAATAATTTAATTGATGGTAAGCCAATTTGTTAATATGGAGAATAAAAATCAAAAGCAACTGGAGAGCTTCATTGCTTATTGCAAGGCATATCCGGATCAAAGGTTTTGGCAAGCACTTAGAAATTGGAGCGGATATGCAATGATTTACGGAAGTGACATGGCTCCAACACCAAAAGAAAAGGAGGCGAGTAATTTTACTAAACAGTTGACAGATACTTTTTATGAGTAAATAGTAGCCCACCCGTATATCAAAATTTTGGCTTAATTAACAATAAATAATGACTAACTACCACCCAAATTCGTGAAAATTGTAGCTCACAGGTTACCATACTTACATAATTTATTTAATAAAGGTCGAACGTTTAATTATGCAAACTTTAACAATTGAAGATGAAAGAAAAAAATTAATTTTTAAAAAACGATTTGTTAGAAAGCATGGAGAACAAAAATGGATTAAGCTTCAACATTATTTAGATCTTGGCCTAAGGGAAGTTGATATTTGTAGATTAATGAATTTTCCTAGAACAACAGCCAGATATTATTTTGAAATAATTTTAAATAAAAAAAGAAATGTTTCAAGTGGTGGTGGGAGGGATTGGACTAGAGAAAAAGTACGGAGAAGGGATGGTTATACATGTCAAATTTGTTTTAAAGTTTGGAAGCCGGGGGAGAGAAGGTTCGATGTTCACCATTTAGATGAAAATCACGAAAACAAGGGTATGGAAAAGTATATTTTGAAGTATGATCGAGAAAACACAGATAAATTAATTACTCTTTGTCATAAGTGCCACATGGGAATAAACAAAACAACCAATTCAGTATTGCAAAGCTCGCTTAAACAGTGAGTTTTTTTTCTGGTCACAGACTAAATAAAGGCTTGGTATTGGTATCTTGATATGATACCTATGCAAAATTAGGATCACACAAAACAATATAGCTTCACAAAACCATTTCATCGAGTGAAGCCGATGAAGTGGCGGGTGGAGCTTTTTTTATAAGGTTTTTCAGCCAATCAAGATCGACCCTTGATTCGCACCGCTGATCTACCACGAGTAGAAACAGTACAACCAGCCTATTGAGGTTGGCTGAAAGCTCTTAATTGTTCTTTAAAACTTAGCGGTCAAGTTAACCACGCTATTGTCGCTAATAACGCCGATAGTTTGAAATTATGGACAACAATATAAATGCAATGATGTCGAATAAACTAGACGATAATTTGAATATTACAGCAAATTATTGTCAGGCAAGCGGAAGTAATTTGGTAGGAAATTTTTCAGATACAACACTAAGTGTAACTGCTGGTGGGACTACTGGAGCAAGTGGTGCAGTCAATTGTGTGACTACTGGTTGGAACTGGTGGACAGATTACTACTATCCACAAGTCATTAGACAAAGTTATCCGGTTTACATTCAGGAACGAGCGCAGGATAAAGGCAAACAGGCATTTGAAATTATAAAGATGCTAAAGGATAAAAGGTTCGTAAAATTAGAAACCGTTGCAGATTTCGTAGATGCAATGGATGCCCTAATCAAAATACTTTAATCAAAAATTCTTTGGCCGCTAGATTTAAAAGAACTATGGAAAAACAAAGAACAAGGTGTGAGATATGGTCCCGAGTTATGGGCTATCATCGGCCACTCAGTAATTACAACAAAGGAAAAAAATCAGAATTTATTTCCCGGAAGTATTTCACTCAAACGGCAGTAGCCAATCATCAATTTAACGAAAATTATCAGTTAGAAAAATAGTAAATATGTCAGATCCAGTAGGAAGACCATCAGAACTTAATGACGAACTTTGTCTGGAAATTCGGGCAAAAGTTTTGGAAGGCAAAAACATGCGAATTATCGCTGAAGAATTAGGTATTGCTTACAAAACGATGGAAGGCTGGATGACTCAAAATTATAAGGGATTTAGCGATAGAATGCTCAGTTTTAAGCAGGAATGGCGCTTAAAGAAAGCAGAACAAAACATCGATGAAGTTCTTGAAATGACTGCAGAAGAACCAGTTGTAACATCATCTGGTGTTGCCATTGATAAGGATGGAAAGGTTATCACTCAACGTGATTCAAAGTTATTGAAAATTAAAGCAGATGTTTCAACCTTCGTTGCTGAAACAGTTGGTAAAAAAGTTTATAGCAAACGGTCCGAACATACAGGGGAAGATGGAAAACCAATGGAAATGATCACGAAGATTAATTATATCGTTCCACATGGAAATAACACAGAAACCAACACTGAAACAGCACCAAGTATATCAAGCTCTGAACAATCCGGAGTTTGATGTTGTTTTTTTTGGTGGTGGCGCAGGTGGTGGAAAATCTTGGGCAATATGTGAAAGCAGATTGATTAGAGCGTTGATGTATCCGGGCTATAAATCTTTTATTGGCCGCCAAGAGCTCAAAAGATTAATGCAGAGCACATTTCAAACTTGGATCAAGGTTTGTAAATATCACAAAGTTCCAGAATCAGCATGGAAACTTAATGGGCAATACAACTACATTGAGTTTCAAAATGGTTCAAGAATCGATTTATTAGATTTGAAATTTCAACCAGCCGATCCGCTCTATGAGCGATTTGGTTCGCTTGAATACACCGATTCAGGGGCCATAGAAGAAGCCGGAGAGGTTCATTTCTTGGCTTACGATGTTTTGAAATCAAGAGGTGGTAGACACATGAATGATGAATACGGAATTCATCCTTCAATGCTTGTTACCGGCAATCCAAAAAAGAATTGGACTTACCGAGTTTTTTACAAGCCATTTAAGAACGGAAAACTACCAAATAATTTAGCTTTCATTCAGTCGCTTTATCAAGACAATCCATATACCGCAAAGGTTTATGGAAAGCAGCTCGATGGAATCAGTGATGCAGTTTTAAGAAAACGTTTAAAAGATGGGATTTGGGAATATGACGAAGGCGATGGCGCATTAATGTCTTATGACCAAATTACCGACATTTTTACCAATACAGCCGAGAAGGATGAAGAAAAATATTTAATTGTTGATGCGGCAAGATTTGGCAGTGACAGAATTGTTTTAACGCTTTGGAAAGGATTGCATTGCTATCGAGTAATAATCAAAACAAAGCAGGGTACCGAAAAGACTGAGGAAGATATTAAGCAGTTAGCAAGAGATGAAAAGATTCCTTATAGCCACATATTGATTGATGAAGATGGTATTGGTGGGGGAATACTTGATCATTTAAGTGGCGCTAAAGGATTTTCGGCGCAACGAGTTCCATTTGAAAACAAACAACTTTCCACCCAAGAAGATCATGTTGTCAGAGAAAATTACGACACCTTAAAGGATCAATGCGCTTACGAATTAGGCCGAAACGTCAGACTCCACAAGATTTCATGCTCAATTGAAGATGAAAAAGTAAAGGAAGATCTGATTGAAGAATTGCAGCAAATTAAGAGAGCTGATCCAGATAAGGAAGGTAAATTAAAGATCATTTCAAAAGAAGAAGTTAAGGAGGCAATTGGGAGATCACCTGATATCTCAGATACTTTCTTGATGAGAATGTACTTTCTTTTTAAAGATGATGGTCCAACATCTAATCCTCTGAGTACGCAGAAGAAAAAATCATATAAGTAAATTATGAAACCAACTGAAATATCAAGATTGAAGGACAGCTACAAAGAAATGAACGTTAAGGTATCGGAGGATTCTTCATTTTTCAAAAATCAACACGAGATATTAAAACGAATCAACTTGTATTCGCATAATCGTTTTTTAGAGAGGGCCGATGATGCAATCTTTTGGAACATTTGTTCTTCAAGAGTAGTGCATTTTGCAAAGAATTTAGATCTTGATACTAAGCACCTTCAACCTTATGGGGTTGGAGATACTAATTTCTGGCAAGCTTGGATACTTCGCATGAGGTTCTATAAGTTTTGTCAGGATAACCAGCTCGCTATCACGCTTAATGACCTTGCAAAACTATTGGCTAAATACGGTTCAGCAGTTTGGAAGAAGGTTAAAAAAGACGGAAAGGTTACTACCGAGGAAGCAAATTTGGTTAACCTGTTTTTTGATCAGACATCAAAAGACATGAAGTTATCAGATGCCACGATTGAAATGCACGAACTAAATCTTACTGCTCTTAAGGACAAAGAAGATGTTTGGACTTATACCGAAGGTGGAATTAAGGAAGTTATTAAGAAAGAAAAGAAACTCCACAAAGGATCTGTTAAGGCCGAGATTACAGAATATTGGGGCTTTGATGAAGATGAAGATTCGGACACTTTTGGAGAATACATTCATCAGTTCAGTTATGGACAAGGAGATGGTGAAATAATTCTTTTCAAAGAAGAGGCAGATAAAGAAAAAGATTATCCATATTTTGATTTTCATATTGGTGAATACGAAGGCATTTGGCTTCGCATTGGTGTTTATGAACGCCTATTCCAATTACAAGAAAGAATGAACACATTGGTTAATCAGAACGCTCAAGCAACTGAAATTGCATCGCTGTTACTAATGAAAACAGATAGCGCAGTTATTGATGGCAACGTACTAACTCAAGCAGAAAACGGACAAATCATTCCAGATAAAAATCTAGAACAGATCGCCATTCAAAATCCTGGCTTAGCCAATTTCATACAAGAATTTAATTTGATTCAGGCTCAAGCAGATGAACTTTGTTTGACTCCACAAGTTTTAACCGGACAAGACATGCCGACAGGCGTTCCGTTTAGAGGAATCGCTACTTATAACAACAATGCTAAAGAAGCTTTTACACCGATACGTCAACGGATTGGCGAGAAGCTATCTCACATTTTGTTAAATGATATTTTCCCATCCCTAGTTAAGGATTGGAATTTTGGTGGAATCATTGAAATCGCAGGAGATGAATCAGACATCATGCTTTATGACTTGTCTTTCAAGCAAGCAATTAAAAATGCTTATGCAGTTGATCAGTTATTAAGTCATGGCCGAGTAGTTTCGTATGACGAATTAATGGCGGTTGAAGCGGCTTATGATCAAAATCCTGTTAAAGATCGCAAGCTTACAATTCCAAAAGGATATTTCAATTTTGAATATGGTATTCGCTTAAATGTTACTGGTGAACAGGTTGATAAGGCAGCTAAGAATGATGCTTCATTCAATGCTTTACAGATGATCCAACAGAACCCAGCTATCGCCAACATTCCGCTGTTTAAACAGTATTGCGAAGAAAACGGATTGCAGTATTGGAAATTAAGCCCGGCACAAATGCAATCGGTCCAGAACGGAGCTACAAGGGGAGCTGCTCCAATGATGGACAAACCACAGCGAGATAAATTGATGTCCGAAGTTAAATAGCATGAAAAATTCCAAAACAATAAAAAAGGTTCGAGAATTTCTGGATGATATTGATTGGCTCTTTTCAATAAGTAATTTCGACAGAGAAATAAAAATTAAAGAGCAGGATGATGGAGATATTATCGCAGAATTTCATTATGAAGAAGATTATCAGCGCCTTACTTTAACGCTTTATCCCAGATTCTTTAAAGATCCACCAACAGAACAGCGCAAAACTTTATTACATGAACTTTGCCACAGTCTAACGCTTCCAAGTAAACAGGCATTACACGATCTGTTAAATGGAAAATTAATAGTAGGGGATCAGATTCAGAAAATCAACGAAACAGAAACATCAAAAATAGAAAACATTTTAGATCGATTATTGCAAGGCAAACTGCAACATGCTCAAAAAGCATATTCCAACTATCTCAAATAAATTATGTCAAACGCCATTTACCAAATACTAGGACAGCCGGGCTGGGAAGAAATAAAAGATATTTTCAATGAAGAAATATTGGAAAGCAGAAAATTAGTTGATCTTAAGACGGAAGGTAAATCAGCCGAAGAAATTGTTCGGGAAGTAATTGCCAGAAAAGAAGCGGCCAAAATTGTACAGAAGGTTTTGAAACGGATTGAAACCAGCGGCACTTTAATCAACAAACCAAAACAAGTTTATCGCTAGGATGCAGATCTAATCTCCAATGCTTGTCGAGATTAGGATGTGCAGTTTAGCACTCCGGGTATATATGCTCACCCACTAAAGAGCTTAACGCTTAGTCGCTATGACTACTGAGAACGAAAATCTTGAATCCCAAGAGGACCAAGAAGCTCAGAACGAGAATGTCCAAGACTCTGAAAACTTGGATGAGGAACTTGACCTCGAAGAAGTCGAGGAAGAATCAGAAGATGAATCTTCCGAAGATGAAAATCAAGATGAGGGTTCAAAGTCGAAAGAATCCAAGCCAAAAAAATTCGAGGACATGGAAAAAGATGAGCTCGTTAAATTGGCAAAGCAGTTGCATGGTCGAGTAAAAAAACTCAAAACCAAACCTCAACAAGAATCTGTTGAGCAACAGCAAAAAAAGACAAAAGTTAATTCAAAACCAGAGTTTCTCACTCGAGATGAAGGAATCCTGATTGCGAAAGGATATTCCGAGGATGATATCAAGGTTTTAAAACGCATTGTGGCCGGTGCTAAAGCAGAAGGTGAAAACCTTACCTTAAGCCAAGCTATTGAAGATGTAGTTTTCCAATCATTCAAGGAGAAAAAAGATCGTGATCGCAAGAAGGAAAAAGCCCAACTAGGTGCATCAGGTGGAGCAAATTATAAGGAAACTAATAAATTTGCCAAGCCAGGACTTTCTGATGAGGAACATAAAGAACTCTGGAAAAAATCGCAGGAATAAACCAGCTTAGCGCTGGGGAAGATCTGCTAAATAGATTATGGCATTAGGTACAAATCACAACAGCGCAACAACTCTTGCTCCATTCGTTCCAGAAAAATGGGGTCAGAAAATTAACGAGTACTTCAAAGCAGCTTTGAAGATGTCGAAATTCTTCACTGATCGCAGTGAGGAAGTAGCTGATGGTGGAGACACAATTCATACTCCAAACATCACTGCAATGTCTGCTAATGACAAGACTCCCGGTTCTCAGGTGACTCTAAACAACTCAACTGAAAACGGTGTAGATCTGGTTATCAGCACTCATAAAGAAGTTTCTTTCTTAATTGAAGATAAGGAAGTAGCTCAATACAAGAAATCTTATACTCTTCAAAAAACCAAGGCTGAACAAGCTGGCTATGAAGCAGCCGCTTGTCTCGAGGTTGCTATCGCAAAATTATTTGCTGGCTTCTCTCAATCTGTAGGTGCTTCTACAACCAGTTTGGCTGATTCCGAAATTCGCCAGGCTATCGCCTACATGTTTAACGCCAACGTTACGGGTCTTACTCAGGATGGCACCAACGCTCAAGATGTTCGATTCTTCTTCCACCCAAATACCTTCTGGTTACAGGTGCAAGCTATCGATCGTTTCGCTTTGGCTGTTAACTCCCCAGTAAATGATCCAACCGGCAAGGTCCCAATGTATGCCTTATATGGTATTCCATTGGATCTCTCAACCAACATTCAATACGTTGCCAGCACAACTGGTCGTGAGAATGCTTTGGCCCACAGAGATGCTATTCATTTCGCTAAAGCGGCTCTTCCACAAACTCCTTACTCCGTTATCGGTACTGAGGGTGTTCGTGTCCAGACCTCTTACGTGCATGAATATCTTGGTTGGTTAACCACCGCTGATATTCTCTTCGGTGTAATCGAAAACCGAGATAACGCAGGTATCAGAATACTCACCAAGGCCTAAAAGGTTCACAGATTAATTCAATTTAATTTGCTCGTGCTTGGCTAGGATTAACCCCCGAAGCCAAGACCGGGTTAAAGAGCAAATATGGGAAATGTATTTATCGGAAGAACAAAAAGAGATCGTTCTTTTATAACATCAGGTGGTCGAGTGTTCAGAATTGGTTCTGAACGACCCAACCTAAAAGATATTAATGAAGTTCCAGAAGCTTATCAACAGTTTGAAGCCAAAAAAGAACCGTTAGTTTTACCACCAGAAGATGTATTGGCTCAAGGTAGAGCCAATGCCGGTAAGCCGGTAGAGAAGCTCGGATAATATGCGAGTTTATTACATCGGAAATCGTTATGATGGTTGTTATTATGTCCGGTGCTTAATTCCAATGGTTGCCAATGGTTGGGATGGAGATAAGACAAGTTTAAGAGGAATAAAAGCGACACCAGAACAGATGTTTAAAGGAGCAATGCAGTCAGATGTGATTGTCTTTCAGCGCCCAGACGATATCAATCGAGTAAAGGTTGTGCCGCTATTACAAGCAGCAGGAAAAAAAGTGGTCTTTGACAATGATGATACTTATAAACCAGATACCGGAGTTCCGACTGTTATGGAAAGCGTAACTGGAAAAGAAAAGTTGCTTGAGCTCAATAAAAACTTAATGGATTTTGCAAGTCAAGCAAATCTTGTAACCACTACTACTGAATTTCTGGCTAATGAATACCGCCAATATAACAAGAATGTAGTGGTATTGCCCAATGTGGTTGATCCCGATGACTGGTCCGAACCATTACGAAACAAAGGGGAGAAGGTAAGAATTGGTTTAGTTGGCTCAGTGCTTTCCAATGATGATTGGATTGACCTTAAACCAGCACTAGAAGAATTAAACAAAAGAGAAGATGTTCAATTAGTAGTGTTTGGACTTCCACCGAAGGCTGAAAACACCAAACTAATGCAAGAGATTTATAAAAAAGAACTTGATTTCTGGCTCAACCTAAATATTGAATGGCAACCCTTTGTATCAATGGCTGATTACACTCGAACGCTTAATGGCCTTCGATTAGATCTGATGCTGATACCAAGACAAGAAAGTTACTTCAATAAATGTAAAAGCAATATCAAATATCTTGAAGCATCAATGCTTGAAATTCCAGTTCTAGCGTCAAGTTTTGCAGATGGACCATATGAAGAGTTGCCAAGTCATTGCAAGGTGAAAGCCGGAGAAGATTGGTTGCCTAAGATAGAAAAGTTTATCACTCGCAAAGTTTGGAGCAGAGGAGTAGGAAAAGATGCTAAAAAATACGTTCTACAAAATTACTCAATAAAAACCAAAGCCCATTTGTGGCAAAAAGCTTATGAAAATCTTTATCGATAATTCCGAAATAGAAAATTTGGTTCAAACCAATGAAAACAACCAAGAAAAAATAGTTAAATTTGTAAAAAAAGCCGAAGAGATTGATCAAGAAGTTAAAAAACTAGGTTTGCAAAAACAAAAAGTTCGGGACCAGATGTTCCCCCTAGTAGCAGATGAAATTAAAAAGCAGGGAATCACACTAGGAGAATTTGATGTAGTTGAGTCAGTCAGACGTGAAGATGGAAAGTTGGTTATTTATGTATTTGATCAGGTTGAGGAATACAAGGAAATGCTAAGAAAAAATAAACAATATGAAGGATCAGTACAGTCAACTGAGGAATCTAACGATCAAGGAGAGGCAGAAGCTGAACGAGGGTCTGCCGAGGAATAGAATCGATACTTTGATTGAGAATGCAATCGAAGAAGAAAGATTTCAAAGGATTAGACTAAAACGCCGATATAAATAATATGGCTCACCCAGCTCAAAGAAATTTCTTTAAAGAAATAAGGAAAAGATTTCCCGAACATTTTTATCAAGTCAGAGTTATTGATTGCGGCTCTTTAAATGTTAATGGGTCATTAAAAGATTTATTTGAAGATTCATTTTATTTCGGAGTGGATATCGTTCCAGGATTGAATGTGGATATAGTTTGCCCGGTGAAGGATCTTGATTATAAAGAAGTCTTTGACACTGTAGTTTCTGCTGAAATGCTTGAACATTCAGAAACTTATAAAGAGGATCTAGAAAAAATGGTTAAAATGCTTCGCCCTGGTGGATTATTGGTAATTTCAGCGGCTGGAAAAGGTAGAGCAGAACATGGAACCAGACGAACAGGAGATTCTTGGGGAACCAGTCCAGATTATTACAAAAATATTGAGCACATAGACTTTGAAAACATTATAAAGGATTTAAAAGATTTTGAAATTACTTATAACCCGGAAGCGAAAGATATTTATTTCTGGGGAATAAAAAAATAAGATATGCAGTTTAACGACACCACTAATAAAAACGGAATTATCCAAGATTGTGAACGCAATTGCGGCATGCCAGCTGCAAGTATTTCTGGCAACGCTACTTTACTTGGTGACTTTACTGCACATTGCAATACCGAGCTTCGTTTAGCTTGGCATTTGATTTTTAGATCAACTGGAGTTTGGAAATACGATGATGGTAATCAAACCAATTTACCTTTTGCGGTTCAGGATTTGAGTTCTTCCACTCGTGATTATGCTTTACCAAGCGACTCTTTAACAATCGACAAAATTAAAATTGCTAATTCATCTGGGATTTTTTATCAATTAGACGTGCGAACCCAAGATGTAATCAACGAAACATTATCTGGCACCCCAAAAGATTATTTTGCTGTTGGCAAGACAGTGAGGCTAGACGTTAAGCCAAGTTGGAGTTATTCAGGAGGTTTTAAAGTCGAATTTACTCGAGGATCAGTGGCGTTTGTAGTGGCTGATACCACCAAAACACCGGGATTTGCTTCGGAATATCACGATTTAATTTCAATTGGGGCTTCAATACGATGGCTTAAGCTTAAGAAACCAGAAAGCTTAACCTTACCACAGCTTGAGAAGGATTACATTCGCATTAATGCCGCTTTAGAAGAATTTTATAAAAAACAATACAAGAGTTTTAATCCGAAATTGCAACGAGCTAGGCAATCATTTAGATAAATATGGCTTTTACATACGACACAAAACCAGCTGGTCAAACCACTAATTATCTTAAGAAAGAGGATGCTGCTTATTTGCTGTTGGAAAACGGAATGAAAATTATAATTTTTAGAACTTTTGATAACGACTCAAAACCAAGTGGTTCATTTAGTTACGACTCAAAACCAAGTGGTTGATACAAAATTTTAGTATGCCAGTAGATCAAAAAATAAGTGAACTTACACAGCTAACACCAGTAGATAATTCAGATTTGATAGTGGTGGTTGATGTTTCTGATACTTCAATGGGTGCATCTGGAACCACGAAAAAAGCTTTAAAGACAGAGCTAAAAGGGGACAGAGGTGACACCGGCGCAACAGGGGCAACGGGGGCCACTGGTCCACAAGGCCCCACTGGAGCGCAAGGCCCACAAGGTATTCAGGGTGTTAAAGGAGACACTGGAGCGACTGGGGCAACAGGTGCGACAGGCGCAACCGGAGCAACTGGACCACAGGGACCGCAAGGCATCCAAGGGGTGCAGGGTGATACTGGTGCAACTGGGGCTACTGGGCAAGGTTATACCTGGAAGGGTGCTTACGCTGGAGGTACAGCTTATGTTCCTTATGACACTGTTTCTTACAACGGTTCTACTTACGTTTGTATTTTATCTTCGACAGGAAATTTACCAACCAATGGAACTTACTTTTCCTTAGTCGCTCAAAAAGGTGACACCGGAGCTACTGGTGCTACCGGTCCGGCTGGTTCTGGATCTGGTGACGTGATTGGTCCGGCTAGTGCAACAGATTCTAACTTGGCCGCCTTCGATTCTACTACTGGAAAATTATTGAAAGATAGCGGAGTGGCTGCAACTGCTTTCCAGAAAAATAAAATTGTTTCGGTAATTTCTTCTCCAACAACTGCTGGAGCAGTTGCCAACACAAATTATGTTTATTTAGTATCGGGCACAACTACATTGACTCTACCAACCGCAGTTGGGAACACCAATTTGTATACCGTAAAAAATACCGGGGTGAACACTGTAACGGTTGCAACCACCTCAAGTCAAACAATAGATGGAAGCGCTTCAATAACACTTCCTGTTTCTTATACCTCAGTCGATTTAATCAGTGACAATGCAAATTGGAATGTAATTTAATTCTATGGCTTATAACCCACAAAATCCAAATGGGCAAGCTACAATGGCGAATTCATCGCCGGTAGTAATTGCTTCAAATCAAACAAACGTTCCTGTAATAGCGAATGACATAACCGCAACAGGAAATATTACTACTCAGAACCTAGTTCCAGCCGGAACAGCTACTGCAGGATCTGCTTTGCTTTCAGGAACATTAAATGGACAAACAACTTTGACTGTTCAAGTTACTGGAACTTATACCGGGGCTTTATCGATACAAGGGACCGTAGACAACACCAATTGGGTAACGATCGGTGGTGTGCCATTCATCAACGTAAATACTGGTGCTTACTCGGCAACGATTGCCTCTGGTACTGCTGGAATATTCCAAACTGATTGCGCTGGATTTACGCAGGTTCGCATCACCGGTTTAGCTGCAATGACAGGAACCGCAGTAGTAACAATGCATGCTTCTGTTGGTGCTGGGCTCGTTGCTTTAGATGCTTCTTTGCCAGCCGGGACCGCTCAAATTGGTCACGTTATTTTAGATGCAAATTCCGGCGTTGATATTGGGAAACTTACCGCCAATCAATCTGTTAATAATGCTCAAATAAATGGTGTTACTCCTCTAATGGGTAACGGTGTAACTGGTACTGGATCACAAAGAGTAACCATCGCTTCTGATAACACGCCATTTCCTGTTAAAACCGATCAAACCACTCATGGTACGACCGATTTAGTCGCTGCTGATTTAACAAAAGTTGCAGGACAAACAGCTATTTCGGGTGGTGTAAACGGATCTCAAGCAGTCGGTGGTACAACCGCAGAAAGTTCCGCAATTGCAGCTTATCCATTGAATACTGGTGGTACTGCAGTAACAGCTCCAAAAACATTGGTTCATAACGGTGATGCGGTTGGATTTGTCGCTGATATTTTAGGCAGACAAATTATTCTTCCGTACACCAATCCAGAAAACATTAAACAGGGTGCTACTTCTGATATTACTAATACTACTGCCACGACAATTATTGCCGGTACTGCTTCAAATTATCTTTACGTCACAAGTATTTTGGTGACAAATTCTCACGCTACTGTTTCTACCTTTGTGAACATTACCGAAGAAACATCGGGAACGGTTCTTTACTCCGGTTATGCTTTAGCGGCTGGTGGTGGTTTTTCTGTAACTTTTCCTTCTCCAATGAGACTTCCTACTTCGGGTAAGGCAATTCAGGCCACTTGTGTTACGACTGGTGCGAATGTTCGTGCTAGTGCAGTTGGGTTTATAGCAACTATCTAATAAAAAATATGACTTGGACAGCAACAATACTTCAAATAGATAAAGCGGCTAGAACCGCAGTCGTTAAATACGACAATGGTACTGAATCTTTTACTGATCAGATCACCGCTCAGACGATGGAAGAGGGGAAACAAATTATTATCAACAAAATTAATCAGCTTAACGCTTCAACTCCATTGGTTGAAGGAGTTGTTGATACAACTGTAGCTCCGGTGGTTCAACCAGTTGTCCCAACCCCAACGCAAGCAGAATTGGATAGGCAAACATATTTTGATGATTTGGTTAAATTACGAAAAGCTAAAGAGTTGGTAGATCTCGGGGTTATTCCAGCTACGAATACACAGTATGTGGCGTTACAAACGAGGATAAAAAACGAATTTAAGATTGAATATTTGAGCTAGTATGGCACTGACTTATGCCACTTGGGACCCTGCTAAAAAAGGTTCGAGCATGACCCTATCAAACGGAAATTTGACCTCTACTATTACCGGCTCGACTTGGCAGTCAGCTTTAGCGACCATTGGTAAATCTTCTGGCAAGTGGTATTGGGAAATTAAATTTGAAGGTACCCAGGGTGGAACTGACCTGATAGGCGGGGTCGGATTAAGCACAATAACTCTAGCAAGTTATCTGGGGAGTGATGCTAATGGATATTCTTATTACAATGGTTCTCCTGGTATAAAAATAAACAACGGAACGCAAACCAATGTAAACACGACCTTCACAGTAAATGATGTTATTGGCTATAAGCTAGATATGGACGGCGGTTCGTTGGCTGTACAAAAAAATGGCATTGATGTTGCAACTCTTTTTACAGGGCTATCGGGGACTTTTTATCCTGCCTATTCTCAAATAAATACGGGCAATCAATTAACTGTTAACTTTGGAGCAACCGCCTTCGCCTACACAGTTCCTTCGGGATTTAATGCAGGAGTCTATACAGGATCAGCGTCATTCGCTACAAAAAAACTCTTACTCGGTGTCGGTAAATAAATATTATGTCCAAACCACAAGAAATTATCATCAAAGATTTTCACACTGAAATAGCCAAAAGCCCTTTTGTCGGTTTTGCCGACATGAGAGGGTTGTTTACTGATGTTGAAGGTAGGGTGAGTTTGAATCCGGCTTTGTATAATGATTTTCTCGCTCCAATTCCAGCAACGACAGTAACGCTAGACGGAAATTCAGGAATCATCTCAAATTTAGGGTCAGCAAATCTAGACATGAGAGCGGTAACTTTTTCTGTTGTTGGAGGATCATTGCCTACTGCTTTTACTGCACCAGTATATTATCTTCGACTACATTATAGTACCGATACTTACTATGTTTATTCATCCAGAACAAGTGCGGTTCTTATGGATGGAAATTGGCTTGATGTAAGTGGGGGATCGGGAACTTTAAAAATTACTTCGGTTAATCCGAGTCGGTTTAAATATATTGTGGAGGATGCGGCAAAAGTAAATTTATTTGCTCTTGATACTACTTGTAAGTTATGGACTAGGGTTAAAAATTCCGCTAGCGCACCCTGGTATTACGTTGGTGGAAATACACAAACTGGAACAGGTGATCCGGGACTTGCTCATTGGAGAAATTATATTTTTGTTTTCAGAGATGCAGCAGTCGATATTTTGGGGCCAACCAGTAGCGCTGCTTCAAGTTGGGTTTGGACAAATAGCTGGGGCCCAAATAGTGGCAATTGGCTGAATGCCATTGCTGGTTCTTCGAGAGTGGCTATAACTTTGCAAAACGATATTCTATATTTTTCTAGCGGAGACAGGGTATCAAGTATTAATGAAGTTGCCGGACAGACATTTGCTTTTAATAATTCAGCTACTTATAACGCCAACGCTACAGCCTTAAAACTTCCAGGAGAAATTAGGATCAACAAGTTGCTTCCTTTGGGTGATCGATTGGCTAGTTGTACCAATAAAGGTGTTTATCCTTGGGATACCACTTCTTCGTCTTTTGATTTTCCAACTCTATATGGCCAAGACGTAAAAAACGGTATCGTGTTTGGAAACTATGCCTATCTATTTGTCGGTGACACCAACTCAATTTACGTTTCTAACCTTTCAAGTTCAGAGTTAGTTAGAAAACTACCAGAATTTTTGTTTGGATCTTCAACGATCTATCCTGGTTCAGTAATGATTCGCCGGGATCGTATTTACTTCGGAATTTCTGATTCCGGTTCATCAAATTTAGATGGTATTTGGAGTTTTGATCCAGCAACTAAAAAAATCAAATGCGAACATCTGGTTTCAACCGGCGCAGTAACCAATCTTAAACTTGGAGCACTTTTTAATATTTCCGATACCGACTTCATTTGTAGTTGGGAGACTGGTAACCAAAGTTCAATTTGTGCTGATTCACTTGGATCTAATAGAAATTATACATCATATACCGCATTTCTGATTTCTCCAATGTACCAAGTAGGAACAGCGCTATTTAAAAAAGCTTTTTCAACCTTAGAAGCAATTTTAGATCGGCCACTTACCACCGGACAAGGAATCAAGGTTTATTATCGCTCTGATCTATCAGCCTCGTTTACTTTAATTGCGACTTACGATTACACAACTTACTCAGGATCGTTGTCTCAGGATTTTCCGATTGGCCATTTATTCGACTTAGATTATATCCAATTTAAGGTTGAAATTACTACCGGTAGTGGTTCATCGACTACTCCATACCTAAAGGAAATTCGAGCTAAATAATATGATTGACTCACATGAACACAACGGACTAGATCAACCAAAATTAAATCCCAAAAACTTTAAAGGCTTTCCTATTTTATCGACAGCCCCAACCTACGATGCATTAGAAGGAACCATAGTGCTTTATTGGGATGGTTCAACAACATTTAAGTTATATGCCCGAATTAATAAAACTTGGAAATCTACTTCTCTAACATAGAATATGGCAACTCTTCAATACAACGAAACGACCAAAAAATACGACACCGTTCCCACCGGTTGGGATGCTCAGACGTACACGAATTTCAAAACTGCTAATCCAACTCTTGAACCCACCGCTGAGGATACCGCAATAATGAATGGTACTTATTCCAATCAAAAACCTCTTGATGCAACTCAGCTCGGACAGGGTAGCACTTTTAAAATACCAGAACAAGATCCAGGATTAAATGTTGCCTCTTATGTAAATTCATGGCAGCAAATGACCAATGACGCAAATAAGATTACTCAACCATACCAAGATAAAGTAACACAAAGTCAAAAAGATTTAGTTGATGCTCAAAATGCAGAACCATCTCAATACCAACTTTACCAGAATGAATCGGCAAAGGCTGGAATACCAGACATTACCAAACAGTTGCAAGAAATGAACTTGCAAATTTCACAGAAAACAAATCAATTCAATAAGTCTATTAATGACATCGGCGATCAGACAATTCCGATGGGTTTTATTACCGGACAGCAAGCAAGCGTTAGACAACGTGCTGCTTCTGAGATCGGTGCTTTAGCATCAGTTCAGCAAGCTCTACAAGGAAATTTAGCTTTAGCACGTCAAACCGCTAGCGATGCAGTGAACATGCAATTTGCTGATGCAGAAAATAAAATAAAACATCTGCAATCAGCTCTTGATATGAACAAAGATAATTTATCAACCGCTGAAAAGAAACGAGCGGAACAATTACAATATACTTTAACACAACGACAAACAGCCCTTGACCAACAAAAGGCGGATAAAACGACCATTCTTGGTTATGCTCAATCAGCTGCACAGAACGGGGCAGACAATCTTACGATTAATAAAATACTTTCAGCAAAAAATCCTAATGAAGCACTGCTTGCCGCTGGAAATACATTAGCGACTAATAAATTTTCTATCACAAAAATTGGTGTGGATGATAATGGTAATGATGTTTATGGAACTCTTGATGCAAATACTGGGAAAGTCGTTCCTATTGGAACTCAAAGTGTTGTCAATAATCCTTCTGTAGGAATTGTGGGAGGTTATGATATTTCATCTTATGCAACAGATCCGCAACACGAATCAAAAGTAAGTAAAATTTTGGCTAATATTGGCCAATTTAAGACCTTACAAGATGTTCAAAACTACATTAATAAAGTGGCTCCTGGATCTCCAGTAACTGCTGAAATGATTTCAAAGGCTTCTGAAAAATATGGGGTAAGTTGGGAAATGCTTGTGGCAATGATGCAACAAGATTCTTCGCTTGGCACTAAAGGATATGGAGCTAGAACGATGAATCCAGGAAATGTGGGCACGACTGATTTGGCAGCTGCTACTAATACGCCTAAAAATTATAAAAGCTGGCAAGATGGAGTTGATGCGGTTGGTGCTTGGCTTTCTAGTCATAAAGCTTCTGCTGAACAAATAAATTCTGCAAAAATTCAAACCTCACTTAAGCCGGTGGGAGATATTGTAATTTCTAGGTTGCCTGGGACCCAACAAAAAGGCGCAAAAGCAGCCCTAAACAATATTGTAAAAAATGGTGATGAACAAGCTGTTAAAGAATATATTGCTACAACTGCTTTAGATAGTGCGAACGCTGATCAGAAAACTCAACAGTTTGGGAGATTGGAAGCCTTAGGAGCTTTGGATCAAATTCAAACATTACTTCAACAATACAAAGCTACTGGCGGTGATACTGGTTTGCTAACCGGCACCGAAGAACAAATTAAAAATAAACTTGGGAAAACCAAAGATCCAAATCTTGCAATTATCAATAATCAGATTTTGATGGCCTTTCAACAGTATCGCAGAGCAATGACTGGGGTTGCTTTTAGTCCAGCAGAGACAGCTGAGTACGCAAAAATTTTCCCTGGTATTGGTAAAGAAGAAAACTGGAATGATGCATCAATGACTTCGGTGAAAGCAACAATGCTTAGAAATTCAAAGTTATTTTATGACACTGCATTGGGAGGTAGTGCAAACACCAAGGCAGTTTTTGGAGATGCCTTTGATGTGAATCTTGCCTTAAATTCAAAAAACTTCTCGATCAATACTCCAAACGGATCGGTGGATTTAAATTCATTTGAAAAAAATCAATAAATACTATGGCTTACGATTACGAAGCAGCTTTAAAGGCCGGAGCATCCGAAGATGATGTTTTGAATTATCTTACTCAAACCAGACATTACGATGTTCAAGGAGCATTAAAGGCCGGAGCAAACAAACAGCAGGTTATCCAATATCTTTCAACCACCAATCCTCCAGACTATCAACCAGAAAAGAAAGGATTGGTAAGAAATATTGCAGAAGCAGCCGCCAAACCGTTTGCTAAATTTGGTGTTGCTGCATATAACGTTGGAAAGTCAACTTATGATTTGGTTTCTGGTCAAGGAGCCCAGAAAGCTAATCAAGATTTAAGTGCTTCTCGCAATTTACCTTTCCTTGGAAAAACAGATCCGAGTTTAAATGGTAATGAAACATTAGGGCAGGGAGTAAAAAAGATTGTTGGAAATGGTTTAGAAATTGGATCATATTTTGTTGGCGGTGAAGGGCTAGGACAAGTAGGAAAAGCCACTCTTAAAGGTTTAATTGCTCGTGGAGCTATTCAGGGTGCTAAATATGGCGCATTGGCTGGTGGATTATCTGGTGTTGGTTCTGAATTACAAAATGATAACGCTTCGGTTAAAAGCGTTTTAGAAGGTGGAGCATTCGGAACATTGACTGGTGGATTAACTGGTGGAGTTCTTGGTGGTGCTTCTGCTGCAGCTGGAAAGATAGTCAGAAATGGTGTCGATGCGGTTGTAAATAAGGAAGCAAATAAATTGGCTAAGGTTAGCCGAGAAGCCTATGATGTAGTTTCACCAGAACTTAGTAAATCAGAAAAAATTACAGCTTTAAATTCTGGAAGAGGAACAAAATCACCAAGTGGAGAAATTATAATTAAACCCTCACAAAGAGATTTGCAAGTAGCAAAAGTTTCTGAGGGATTAGTTAGTAAAAGCAAAACATCCGTCGAGAACATTGCTTCACTACATTCTGAAATAGAAAAAGAAGCTAACGCAACAGTAGCCGGGCTTAAAAAATCAGACGCAATTTTTAACAATAGCCAGTTGTCAACTCATTTAGATTCGGTTGAAAGACCGCCGCTTTTGGCTTCTGATGAACGTTTAAATAGTGCATATGATCTAGCACGTAAAAAATTTTTAGAGTTTGTTAATAAACAACCAAAGAAACTTTCTGGTCTTTTACAAGCTAGAAAAGATTTTGATCAGTGGGCGCAGAAGGCTTTTCCGCACATCTTTGATGATCCTTCTCAAGCACCGCTGCAACAAGCATTGAGAGATATGAGAAGTGCCGCTAATGATTTTATCTCCAATAAATTACCAGATGGAAGTCCTTTTAAAGCGAGTCTAAAAAAACAAAATCTACTTTATGAAGCAGTAGATAATATTGCTAACAAGTCTTATAAGGATGTTGGAACTAATAAGGTTTTTAGGGCTGTAAAAACATTCGAGAAAAAACATCCAGTGGTCAGTGGTGTTATTAAATATGGAATTCCTACAACGGGTGTGGTAGGAGCAGGGGCCGCCGCATTTAAAAAATTATCAGAATAGTTATTCATCTTTTGATGAATAGCTAATACCCCAGAATATTCCTGAAATAAACAATCCTATGCCTAAAATTATCCAAAACATAGCTCTTTAATATTACCAATTTGGGAATTGAAGATCAATTCTTTTACCATCAAATTCATAATTAATAAGCGGCTTCATTGCTAATTTGTCTGTTGAGCTAACGTAGAATCTTACCGAATCCTTGGGTTGAACCACATAGTCCAAACCGTAAGCAACATTAGAATAACCATTGGTTCTGATCACCGTAAAATCTTGTTTCACTCTATTTGCAAAAATATCAGTTGAACTGGTTGCTTGGTTAGATGCGTAAAATAAATATTTGATTGTTAGAAGTTTTACATCAGATAAATTGTCACACACTATGTTTTCCGGACTTTCGGAATAGCAAAAAACTTGTGACTTGGGTTGGACCACTGGTGCATCAACTATAACTGGCGTTGGTTCTGGTATTGCTTGAGCTGGTTGTGAAATAACTTGTTGCTGATTAATCTGCTGTTGAAGCAAAGAAGTCTGCTCCTGTTGTTTGTTCAGCTGTTCTTGTAAAAGTCTATTTTGTTCAGAAATCAACTTGGTTTGCTCATTCAGTTTATTCACTACATCGGAGGTTGTTGATGCAACTTCAATTGTGGTGGATACAAAATCGGGTTCAGTTTGTTGGTCGGCAAGCTCTTGATCTAAATCAGTATTGATACTGTTTCTAGTCAAAGCACCAACAAAACCAGTCGCAGGAAGTCCTTTAGCCTTCTGATAAGACTTAACAGCTTTCAAAGTTAAAGAATAAAAATTACCGGTAACAGGTCCAGTATAGTAACCACCATCAATTAGGAATTCTTGAAGTTTAGAGACATCAGATCCTTTAGCACCGAACTTTAAATTTTTCTGAAATTCAGCTGCAGAAACAGGAAGTGTCAAACTTAGACTTAAGATGACGAGGGTTGAAATTGTTCCGAATTTTTTAAACATAGTAAACATAAAAGAATACAGCGTAACCATACACCTAAATCAAAAATAAAGCAATACATTTTATTCACAGTTTAAATAATTATGCTAAGCATAGCGAAAATATGGCAGAAATAAAATCATTTATATCGGATAAAACAAATATTTCAATTGGATTACTACTCACCATTGGGGGATTTTTGGTGGTGCATATGATGGGCTTTGCAACCTACTCGCAAAAGACCGATCAGAATGAAAAAGACATAGCGGTTGTTCAAGCAAAAGTAGATCAACTGGAAAAAAATTTTAATACTCAAAATACCTCATTTGTTGAAAGAACTACTAGGATCGAAACGAAATTAGATCTTTTGTTAAACAAAAAATAAATTCAAAGGAGAAAACAATGACCAGAATTCAGGCATTAAACGATTTGAAAACAGTGGTCAGTGAAGTCAAAAAGGGGAGGCGCTTTATCACCCTCAATGGAGATTACGAAGTCTATCACGCCAAGAAGGTTTGCTTTGACCTCGGATGTTCCACAACGGAGGTGAACAATGCAATGCAAGAAGCAGTCGCAGAAGGCAATTGCCCGCAAGCAGAACCTCGCTCTTGAAGCTTTGCGAGAAAGGGTCAGTTACCAGCTCCAGTGTGGGATGTGCTCTCTTGATTTGCTCGAGGGAGCAGTCAACAACTGTCTGAGCCTGGGCATTTCCATTCACCTCATCCAGAAGGAGCTCGAAGAAGAGGTGGAGGAGATGTTGCTCCGCAAGATGTGCCACCTTTCGGTGGTCAACTGAAAGCGGTGCAATCGGGGCCGATCGATTTCGGCCCCATAATACTAAAAATTATGGAAATTCCAAATGCAGTAGTTCCAAGGAAAATTCAACCACAAGATGATGTTGCCGGATCGTCACGCATTGAAAGAAAAATAAGACGAACCGATGGTCAACACGATGGTTACGTTCCAACAGACAATGAAATCCAAGTAACTCTTTATACCGAAACAAATTCTTGCACCAATCAAGGCACATCAAACTCGATAGATACTCAAGGCAATGAGATGCTGGATTTAAACGAGATCCCAACTCCTGTTGTTTCAAAACTTCAAGAATTGAAATTCATTGTAAATGAAAAATGGAATACTTCTGAAAGATATAACGCTATCAAATCCGGAACCAACGGTGGATTAGATCCAAACAGGCCAAAAGGAAACTATGCTTACAAGCCTTGGGACAGTGCCCGGAATGACGGAATGATTCCAGAGGCACTTTTACCATCGGGCAGATATTTGAAACTTTCCGAATGGTTCACGCTAATTGAAACTGATGAAATCAAAGAGGCTGCACAATTCTTCAATGATAATTTTGTGATCCAATACGAACAAGGAATTGGTACAGATTTGGCATCACTAAAATATCACTTGCAAGAAGCTCCAATTACAATCATCACCGGAGTTTGTCCGGGCTGGGGAGGTGATGCAATTATTCCTTCTTGTCCAATTTCTAGTGGGCACGAGACTCTTTTATACGGATATAACGATCTCGAAAAATTCTATAAAGATTTTGATTCTTATATCCCAACTCGCAAAAGGTTGGCTTATGATTATTTGATTGGCTATGCGATCAAAGGAGTAATGAAATTCAGAGACTCACTAAGCGTTTTGAAATACAACTTCACAAAGCAAATGGGAGTGGAAAAAATAAACTCCGAGACAGTGAACGATCATAACGAAGTTCGTAATCTACAAATCGCCCTATTCTTAGAGGGTGTTCTTGATGATTCGTCATGGCCTACCAGAGAACATGTTGCAAAATTTGGCGGCTACTTTGGAAGCAATACTGAAATGGCAGTAAAGAGATTCCAAGCAAAATATGGCATAAAGCAAACTGGATATGTCGGTCCATTAACTTTAGCTAAATTAAATTCTATCTATAACGTATGAAAATTTTAAGTTCAGCTTCAAAAATAGTTTTCCTATTAGTCACACTTACTGCTTGCACCGGATTTCTATTTTTCAACAAATTAGAAGCAAAAGATTTCATGGTATTAGCAAGTATGGCATTTTCGTTCTACTTTGCAGCCAAACCAACTGATGCAAGCGGTGAAATTACAAAATAAAGGAGATATGCAAAAAATATTGGTGTTCGATATAGAAACAACTCCGGCAAAAGTTTGGACATGGGGTTTATATGAGCAAAATGTCATTAAGGTAATCGAACAACCATTCATGCTTTGTTTCTCCTATCAATGGTTAGGAGATAAAACAAAAGTCGTGGCCTTGCCCGACTTTTCGCTTTATAAGAAAAACAAAAAAGATGATAGGGAAGTTGTTAAAGCTCTAAGAGATTTATTAGATCAAGCTGATGTAGTGCTTGGGCAGAACTCGGATAAGTTTGATATTAAATGGTTTAACACTCGATGCATCACGCATCACCTTCCTCCACCATCGCCATATAAAACAATCGACACTTTGAAAGTTTCTAGGAAGTATTTTAAATGGCTTTCTAACAAACTTGATTATGTTGGAGAACAACTAGGACATGGCAACAAAATGAAGCATGAAGGGTTTGGATTATGGGAAAAGTGTATTGAGGGTGATTTAAAAGCCTGGAATCAAATGAAGCGGTACAACAAAAGAGATGTTGATTTGACTGCTGATGTATATCTTGAATATCTACCTTGGATCACTCAAACCACAGCCATTTGGAGTTCGAGAAAAGAATGTCCAGAATGTAAGAGTGTTCACACTCAAAGAAGGGGAGAATTAATTAATAAACTCGGCAGATTCCAGCGGCATCAATGTATGGACTGCTCGAAATGGTTTACAGGAACTAAGATTATTGAGAAAGTATGAATCCAATTTTAGAATCATTACAAAAAACATTTTCATCTTGCCTCGAGATTGCAAAAAAGAAAAATGCTGATTATGCAACAGGCGAAGATCCTTTTAAAAATTTAAGAAGCTCAGAAATTATTGGTGTTGCTCCAGAAAAAGCTATCCTAGTTAGGATGATGGATAAGATGAGTCGCATCTCAAATTTATTGAATAAACCTCCAGCAGTTGTTGATGAATCGATCCAAGATACTTTAATGGATCTGTGCAATTATTCGGCTCTGTTAATTGCATTGCTGGAAAGTAAAAAGGGTTGACGGTTCCTAGTTTACAGTCAACTAGAAACTAAAAAATAGAGATCCCGGAGGGAGGGAGTCTCTATTTTTTTCTATCCGTAACCTAGACAGCAATAGTATAGCACGATTTGACACAATGCTTAAGCATATGATAATGTCGGCAGTTCTCTTTGTGTTACGGACAAAGGGCGTAAAACTTGGTATAATAATCAAGGCATTATTATAGTGCCCAGAAACCAAGTTTGATAGACGCTCTAAGCCGTAACCTTAGAGACAGTTTATCAACTTGGTTTTTTAGTGCTTGTAAACCATCTAATTTTTTTGTATGCAAGTACAATCGTACATTGCGCCATACTTGGTTTACAGTAAGGCAAAAGGGAGGACAGACAAAACCATCCGGGAACATACCCGGCTATTTAAAAACGTCATCGTACCGGCGTTAGGGGATCGGGAGTTGATGAGTTTAAAAAGAGTGGACGCCGCTCTGCTCGAGGCTCTCGGAAGAAATTTTGGAGAGCACGGAGCGCAAAGATCGGTTTGTTTATTTCGGAGATTAATGAATTTTGTTGAAGATAGCGGAGAGCCTTTACCGTTCGATTGGCGCAGCGTTAACTTGCCCCGGGTGCCGCTGGTGCCGGTCCACTCACTCAGCGATGACGAAATGCAATTGGTAAGAAATAATATCGATGTTAGCAATATTGCTGGACTTCGTGAGAGGGCACTTATCGAGTTGCTTTACGATAGTGGTATGAGAATTGGCGAAGCTGTTAGCATCGACAAAAAAGATGTTGATTGGGTAAATTTAGAGATTGAAATTACTAATTGCAAAACTCATGAAAAGCAAAAAGTATATTTCACGGCTAATACGGCCGAGTGGATGAAGCGATATATCGAAGCACGAAAGGATGATCTGGAGTGCCTATTCGTATCCGGACGTGGCCGTTTACTCGAAGTAACTTCACGAAATTATATTTGCCAATTGTCGCATAGGTTAAATGCTTTGGGCCTCAAGAAAAGACTTCATCATCATTTGTTTCGAAAAACATACACCACAAACCTGTTAACCAGGGGAGTGAACATCAAAGCGGTGCAAATTTTGGCTCGTCACAAGAGCGAAAGGACCACGCTGAGGCACTATGCTGCTGTTGGCGTAGATCAGGCTAAATACGAGTACAGAAGGGTAATGAAGTAATTTGACAATAGTAAACATATGTTATATAGTATGGATACTAATGTTTTATTATGCCTAAAATTAGATCCGCAATTATTATCAAAATCAAGACCGATCTTGAAGAAGAAGTTCGTAAAACCTATAAAAAAGGAGGCGTAAGCATCCGGGAACTGTCGGAGAAGTATAATCGCTCACCAGCTTGGGTGTTCAAAGTTATCCACAGGAAGGGCTTTACAAAGTAAACATAAAATAGTAAACTATAATTATTAGAGAAAAAACTATCCACAGTAAGCATAGATTAAAAATGCAAACAGGTGTATAGTAAAGGCAGTTCTTTAAAGTCAACGTTTAATTAATCGATTGAATTGAAAGAATTAAAAGTATTTGAAGAAAGTTGTTTTATCACTCCAGTGGAGCAAGCGCTAAAGATGACAAAACACCCCTTTTTAGGGGTGTTTTTAAAAACCAAAATTATGGCAATTGATCAACAGGTTAAAAATTTGCTGAGAAAGTATGTTAAAGATTTTGAAAAACAGGTTTCAAAGGAGGCGGATTTAACCATTATTGTGTTAAGGGGTCACCTATTGATGGAATACTACTTAAGTCATCTCGTAGTATATTTTCACGATCGAGAGCACAGAGTTGATAAGTTGAGTTTCTTTGATAAGTTACAAATTATAGAAAAAGACGTTACATTTATCGCTGGTTCCTCTCCGTTCTATAAGTTTAACGATTTGCGAAACAATTTGTCGCATGAACTAAATTTTCAAATTTCAGAAGCAGAAATTGATAGAATAGGTTTTGGTATCGGTAAAGATTATGTAAGTTTGAAGTTTAGCAAAAATATTGAAGAACCCGGTTATTTACGTGATCTTTTAGTATGGGTAGTTGATACCTTGGTGTTCGAAATTGTCTATCAAATATACAAAAAAAACGAATCGGAAAGGAAGCAAAAGCAGGCAACGGAGGTAGTTCCAAATTCAAATCAACCCAAAAAAGTCGAAGCTTCAGTCAAATAG